TGTAATACCTTGTTTCTACAAAATGACATACCCAGAATGGGCACCCTTTGACAAAAGTGAAGGTAGACCTATCAGTCCAGATAGAGGACCTGAAGTTATGGCTCAAACTACTAAGAATGGTACGAAAGATGTATTGTCTAATGGTAATGAAATCATTAAGACAGCAAATCATTTTGTAATAATTCTTGGAGACAAACCTGAAAAGGCTTTAATGTCATTGAAAACTACTCAGTTAAAAACTAGTAGAGGTTGGAACTCACTGATGGATAATGAGATGATAATCTCAAAAACCACAGGGAAATCTATACCAGCTCCTGCATTTTCTAGAGTTTATAAAATAAACTCTGTTGAGAATACAGGTAATTTCACTTGGCACGGGATGGTTGTTAACTTAGTTAAACCGATAGACAATGCAGAAATCTATAGCATGGCTAAAGATTTTAATTTAGCATTACATAAAAGTAATGTTGCAGCTGCTTCGGTAGAACCTACATCAACAACAGCGTCTAACTACTAATTCTTTCGCAAGAGAGATAGAGGTGGTGAAGGGAGACTAGAGCCACCTCGACCCGGGATCAATATGGAAAATGAATTTATAAAGCTATTTACTGGCTATCAAGGAGACTTTGGCATAGCGGATATGTCTCGGACTGAACTAGATAAAAGTAAAAACAAAATTAAACCTGTCTACGAATGGGCTGGTAGACCTTTAGCTATCAATGATTATAAAGATCATTTGTTAGGAAAAATATCAATTGGTGTTCAACCATGCAGACTAAATAAAACAGCTCAGTTTGGTTGCATAGATATAGACCCACCTAATTATGGTAATTTTAAAATAGAAAAATATTTATCTTTATTCGAACAATTTAAACTCCCTTTGGTACCCATATTATCAAAAAGCGGCGGATTGCATTGTTATATATTTTTAAAAGAAGCAATACCTGCTATCGATTTAATCGATGCCCTAAAAGCTTTTCTACTACCGCTAGGTTTGAAGCCTACCACCGAGATTTTTCCTAAACAGAAAGAATTAAAGGAAGACGAAAAAGGAGACATTAAACCAGGGAACTTTATTAACTTACCCTACTACAATAATGGTGAGTCCACTAGATATGCTTTAGATAAAAATAATAATAAACTAAGTGTAGATAAATTTATTGAAGTAGCAGAGTCTTTAAAAATTAGTAAAGAAGACTTGGAAAAATTAGTTGAGGAAACTCACGCAAATATATTAAATGGGGCTGATCCAGAATTTGATGATGGTCCACCTTGTTTAGCTTTATGTTCTAAGTCTAAATTAGAGGATGGTAGAGATCGATTTATGTATAACTACATGGTCTTTGCTAAAAAGAAATATAAAGACAAATGGCCAGACCAAGTATCAAAAGCAAATTATAGTTATCTTGCAGACCCTTGGGACAAATCTAAATTAGACTCTAAAATAGCTGCATGGCGTAAAGATACAGCAGGTCATACTTGTTATGAAGAACCTATCAAAGATAAATGTATGCGTAGTTTATGTTATTCTAGACCTTTTGGAATAGCTTCGGATGGGGTTTCTATTTTTCCAGATATAACTAATTTTCAAATAATCAAATATGTTGAACCAGAATACAGATTCAATGTGATTATGCCTAACGATGATAAACATGAAGTCGTTATACCTAACACTAAATTAATGACTACCCAAAAAGAAGTACTTAATTTAATCTGGGAACAGACGGGAGTTTATTTTGAACCTTTAAAACCAAAAGACTATAGAGCAAAATTAAATGAATGGAGAAATGGTTGTGAAACAATTCACCCTCCTAAAGGAACGCAAGTAAGTGATAGATTAAAAGATGAATTACACCAATACTGTGTGAACGGACCACAAGCTAAACAAAGAGGACAAATTAAAAATGGTGCTTGTTTTACTGAGGATGGTTTTCATTTCTTTAAGATAACTTCTTTCATTGAACACTTGGGTAATAATTGGAAAATACCAGTTGAAAGAATAGCAAGACAATTAGAAAAAGAATGCAATGTGCAATTTAATCATTCTCTTAATGTTGAAGGTAAAACTATAAAAGTCTGTCGAACTCCACAACTCCACATGGATCAGATAGAATATAAACCAGTGGAACGAAAGGAAAGTAATTATTAATGAAACGTTATAAAGTTATAGGTCCTCCAGGGACTGGGAAAACAAGAAGTTTATTACAAACAGTACAAAAATATAGAGATCAAGGAATATCTTTACAGGACATAGGTTATTTTGCTTTTACTAGAAAAGCAGCTAACGAAGCAAGAGATAGATTCTTAAAAATAAATACTGATCTTACTAAAAAAGATATACCTTATTTTAAAACATTACATTCTTTTGCTTTTCATCAATTAGGATTGAAAGAAGAAAATGTTATGCAGGAAGAACACTATAAAAAAATAGGTGAGACCTGCGGTATTCAAATTAAATACGCTTCACACGAAACGAATCAATGGAATGGTATATTCTCTTCTGACAGTGAGTATCTAAGTTTAATAAACTTGGCTGCTGTTAAACAGATAACACCTTTAGAACAGTTTGATTTAAATGAACATCTAACTTGGGTCGATAGATCTAAACTAGATGCCATAGCAAAAGAAATTGACAACTATAAAAAAATATATGGCTTAATTGATTTTAATGACATGATTAAAAAATTCTTAACAAAAGGTGGAGAGAAATCATTTAAAGTTATTATAGTAGATGAGGCACAAGATCTTTCTAAACTACAGTGGAATATGTTAGAAAAAATAATTGAACAAAGCGTTAAATCAAAAAAAAATAGTCTTGATAAAAATCCTCGTGTGTGGATTGCAGGCGATGATGACCAAGCTATCTTTGGATGGGCTGGTGCAGATGTTAAATCTTTTATTTTTTGGAAAGGTATTGAGGTAAGATTAACTAAATCTCAAAGGGTCCCTATTAATATACAGACTAAAGCTTTGGATATTATTACTAGAGTCAGTGTCAATAGAATCCAAAAAGATTATTTACCTCGACAAGAAAAAGGTGAGATTATTGAACGATTTAAATTATCTGACATTATTACTGATATGGAAAAAAGTGATTGGTTAATCTTAACTAGAACTAATTCATTACTTAAACCTATTCTACCTTTATTAAAAAGACATGGTTTGTTTTTTGAAACTGCTCAAGGAAATAGTATAGGAAAATCTTTACATGAAGATATTCAAGTATGGAATAAAATGAGAGCAAAAGAAGATGTAGTTGAAGTACAGTCTCAAAGGGTTTTAGAAAGAATGGATAAACTAGATCTTACTTTACCCTGGCAGAAAGCTTTCACAAAAGTTGCACCAACACAAATAGATTACATGGATGCAATGATTACTAATGGAGAAAATTTAAACGAAGATCCAAGAATAAAAGTATCTACTATTCATGGGGCAAAGGGAGGCGAAGCAACTAATGTAGTTTTATTTTTAAATCAAACTACTAATACACTTAAAGGAGCAAAAAAATCTATTACAAAACAAGATGAAGAATATCGTGTTTGGTATGTGGGTGTAACTAGATCTATGCAAAATCTTTATTTAATAAAATCTAAGGATAAATCAAAGGAGTTTAAGATATGAAACCATTAGTATTTAAAGCACAAACAGAATGGGTAAAACCAACTGAGTTTCCCGATTTAAGACAAGCTGATACCATTGCAATTGATTTAGAAACCTGTGATCCAGATTTAAAAACTAGAGGATCAGGAGCTGTTGTAGGTCGAGGTAAGGTTGTAGGGATTGCTGTGGCCACTGATGGCTACTCTGGATATTTTCCATTTGATCATGAGGGTGGTGGTAATCTTGAAAAAAATAAAGTAATTCAATGGTTTACAGATGTTTGTGGATCTTCAGCAATAAAAGTTTTTCACAACGCTATGTATGATGTGTGTTGGATTAGAGCTATGGGAATAAAAATTAATGGACAAATTGTTGACACAATGATTGCAGCATCACTAGTAAATGAAAATAGATTTAGATTTGATCTTAATAGTTTAGGTTGGGATTATTGTGGTCATGGGAAAAATGAAACAGAATTAAATCAAGTAGCAAAAGAATGGGGTCTAGATCCTAAAGCTGACATGTGGCAATTGCCTGCTATGTATGTTGGTAATTATGCTGAACGAGATGCAGAACTTACATTAAATTTATGGAAAGTAATGCAGAAGGAACTAATTGACCAGGACCTAGGATCTATTTTTGAATTAGAGACAGATTTATTTCCTTGCCTGGTTGATATGAAATTTAAGGGTGTTCGTGTGGACGTTCAAAAAGCTCATACAATAAAGAAACAGTTAGCATCCCAAGAAGAAATACTACTCCAAAAAGTAAAAACAGAAACAGGAATAGAACCTCAAATATGGGCAGCAAGAAGTATTGCCAAAGTTTTTGATAAACTAGGTTTAGAGTATGAACGAACTTTAAAAACACAGGCTCCATCATTTACTAAAAATTTCCTTTCTACTCATAAACATCCTACTGTTAATCTTATAGCAAAAGCTAGAGAAATAAACAAGGCACATACAACTTTTATAGATACTATTATAAAACATGAACACAATGGTCGTATTCATGCAGATATAAATCAAATTAGATCGGATAGTGGGGGAACTGTTACAGGAAGATTCTCTTATTCTAACCCGAATCTTCAACAAATTCCTGCTCGCAACAAGGACTTAGGTCCATTGATCAGATCCCTCTTTATACCAGAGTCTGGTTGCGAATGGGGATGTTTTGACTACTCACAACAAGAACCTAGATTGGTAGTTCACTATGCATCTTTGGATCAAGATACAAGCGTCTTTGGTGTTAAAGACTCTTACCTACAAGATGACGCCGACTTTCACACAATTGTTGCAGAGATGGCAGACATACCAAGAGACCAAGCTAAAACAATTAACCTTGGTTTGTTTTATGGTATGGGCAAAGCTAAACTTCAAGCAGAATTAGGTGTGTCAAAAGAAAAAGCAGAAGAATTATTTTCTATTTATCATGAAAGAGTTCCATTTGTTAAAACTTTAACTAGATCTGTATCTAACAGAGCTCAACAACGTGGACAGATTAGGACTTTATTGGGTAGATTATGTAGGTTTCATTTATGGGAACCCAATCAATTTGGTATGCATAAAGCTTTACCTTTTGATCAAGCTGTCCAAGAACATGGTCCAGGCATCAAGCGAGCTTATACTTACAAAGCATTAAACAAATTAATTCAAGGTAGTGCAGCTGACATGACAAAAAAATGTATGCTAGAACTCTATAAAGAAGGTATTGTTGCACATATTCAAGTGCATGATGAACTTGATATTTCTGTAGAAGATGATAAACAAGCTAAGAAGATAGTAGAAATTATGGAATCTGCTGTTGACTTGGAGATACCTAACAAGGTAGACTACGAGAAGGGTAAAAATTGGGGTGATATAAAATAGGAGAAAACATGGAAAAAATTAAACAAGAAATTTTACATATTGCTAAAGATCATAACAAATTAGCTATATGCGTTATCGGTGCTATGATAATTCTAGCAATTTTATAGTACAATTTAAAATTCACAGGGGATCTATGAATAAAAAATCACAGAATAGGTGTGAGCATTGTAATTGTCTATGTCATTGCACTGTAAAAGAGCATTCAGATTTATATGGAATTTGCAGCTGCAAAGAGTGCAAATGTGACGATCCTAAAAATGCTGGCGAGGAGTGTTTATCATGTCAATAGCAGATTTATTAAAAAAGAATTTTGTATTAATACCAGTGATAGCTTCAGTTCTATTTGGAACATTCACTGGCGTTAAGTATATTGTCAATCTAACAGACACCATTAATCAATCAGAAGCACATATCGTTAATCTTGAAAGAGATTTAAAAGTATCTACAGATAAAGTTATAGATATGAACACAAGACTATCTTCTGCTGAAGCAACGTGGTTGATGGCAGAGAATTTGTATCGAACGCTCGCCGATGAAGTTCGAGAAATGAAGTACGATATAAAAGATCTTAACAGGGACTTAAATAACTAATGGAGATTGCCCTGATGAACTACAAATTTACAGCTCTTATCATTTTTCTAATGACTCTATTGGTTGTTTTTGCTAAACCAGCATACCCTAGAAATGATTACTTAAATAATAGTGGTGATAGATGTACTTATGGAAGTGTGGAATTAACTATAAATCAATATGTACCTGAACAACAACAGCTACAAACATTTGATGGTAATTATAATAATGGTAATCGTTCTTTAAATCTTAGATTTAGAAAAGATTTAGGTATTTCTAAAAGACATTGTGATAATCAAAATCAAATAAAAACTCAGAACATGAAATTAAT